GCTGTAAATCGACCTCGTGTTGTTCATATTGATAAGGGGGACCGTCTCCCACCTACTCAAAAACCTGGAAACAAATGGGTCAAAAAATAGTTTTATTGGGTCGTCTCTTAAGAGATGGCCTTTTTAATTTTCCAAAAGCAAAAACACCAACTTAAAAAATTAATTTGTAACCAAGACTCTGCGTACTTGATTCCATTTTCTTCATAAAATGTCATGTAATGGTGCATTCGTGTCACCTCCTATTTCAATTCGTATTTAGGTGTAATTCTGACTCTAAAACCTTCTTCACTGTCAATATCTTCTGCCGTGATGACTGCAATGATTTTAGGATCTTTTTCGTCTGTTTCTACAACGATTTTTGTAATATCTGATAATGTTTCGATACTCATTTTCTTTCCTCCTTTCTGATTAAAAATGTGTCATATAGGACACTTATTGTTTAAAAAAAATATCCATAATTTCAGAATCTGATAAATTTAGGATGTTTTTACAGGCAACGATTTCTTCTCTTCGAAAAGAAACTACTCCGTTCATTCTGCTATGATACACTGTTTTAGTGAATGATCCATTGATGTTTTCGTCCATTTTTTCAATAAAATCTTCTACCTTTAATCCCCTCTCTACAATTTTTGCTTTCAATAAGTTATAGTTCATTTACATCACCTCATTTCTCGTTGTGTCATTTAGGACACATTCATAGTACCATAACAAAAAAATCGTGTCAACACATAAATGTGTCTTTTTTGAAACTTTTTTATTTTTTTAAGTGAATTTAGTTGTTTCTAGGACACTTTAATGGTATTCTTTCATTATGAAAGGGGCGATTATAATGCTTGATTTGAAAGAAAGAAGATTATCTTTAAATTTAACATTAGAACAAGTAGGAAATTTCGTTGGTGTTGGAAAAAGTACTGTTAGAAAATGGGAAAACGGCTTAATCAACAATATTGGCAGCGATAAAATTCAAAAATACGCTCAAATTTTACAAATTAGCCCTCTAGACATCATCAATAAAGAAGTTGTATCTAAAGAAGAAAGAGACATTCAAAAAGATCTTCAAAAGATGATTGAGCAACTGGAGAATGGGTTGTATTCAAAAGAAACTGCTGAGTACTCTGAAGAAACAAGAGAATTAATTATCGCTTCTTTAGAACAAGCTGTTAAAATAGCAAGAATGGAAGCTAAGATTAAATTTACACCAAAGAAATATAAAGGATAGGAGATTTTAGTATTGGGGATTGAACATAAAGTATTATCTTTAGTTCGCAAATTCGGAACTAGCAATCCATATAAGATTGCGAAGGAATTAGACATAAACTTATTAGAAGCCGACCTGGGAGAGGTTAAAGGCTACTATACTAAGATTAGAAGAATTAAATTTATCTTTATTAATGAAAATCTATCAAAAAACGAAAAAATATTCACCATGGCTCACGAGTTAGGACATGCTGTATTACATTACAATACGAGTACACCACATCTTTTGAGCATGAAGTATCGTTACACAAGCAAAATCGAATCTGAAGCTGACGAATTCGCATCGGTTCTTACGGATCTATATGTAAAAGAATCTATGGAGATGTACTAAGGAGGTATGTCATCATGGCAAGTATATACAAACGTGGAAAAACATGGACATATAAGGTTTACTATTACGAGAATGGAAAGCAAAAGGCTGTATCCAAGAGCGGTTTTAAAACTAAGGCAGAAGCAAAGGATGCTTCCATCCTCCGCGAAAATGAGATGCTGCAAGGAAAGGACTTTGCCAAAGAAAGAATGCTTCTTGCAGATTATATGGAAAATTGGAAGAAACTGTATAAAGATGGCACTGTTTCTTTAGGCGTTTCCAAGCGCATAGATATGATCATACGATATGTAAGAAAGAATTTTAACGTCATGCTCAAGGATATCACTCACGATAGCTATCAAGCTTATATTAATAAATTAGCTGAAAGGCTATCCACTGAATCTGTAGCTAAATATCACACCTACACAAGTGGCGCTATTAAGCATGCGGTCCAGACTAGGGTTCTTATGTATAATCCGTGTGAATTCGTCAAGATTAAGGGAAATGATGAAAGAGCGTTCACTGAAGAAAGCAAATTCCTATCCTTTGAAGAGTATCAAAGACTATATGCAGCATTATTAGATGGAATCAATCCTAGATATCAATCTCGATATATTATTCTTTTAGCCATGGTAAGCGGTATGCGCTTCGGAGAATGTCTCGGATTGACCTGGGATAATTTAGATAAAGAAACCAATACTGTAAAAATCGAAAAAGGATTCGATTCATTGCACACTAGAGATTTCACGGACGGAAAAACCAAAAATGCAAAACGAACTATTATCATTCCAGACGAAGTAATGGAACTATTGTTCCAACTTCCGAAAGATACGGAAAGAGTGTTCCACGACATCACAAATAATGGAGTCAAAAAAACTCTCGATAACGCCCTTAAAAAAGCAAAAATCGAGAGGAAAATAAGATTTCATAGTTTAAGACATACACACGCCAGTATTTTATTGTCACAAGGGGTGCAAGTCGTTTCTGTGAGCAAAAGATTGGGTCATGCTAATCCTACAGTAACCATGCAGACGTATGCCCACGTTATAAAAGAATTGGAAGTATCAGACAATGAAAAAATAATAAAGATTTTATCTCACGGAACATCCACGGAACAAAACCTTCAGAAAAGCCTATAAATAAGCATAAAAAATGCCCCCTACAGACTGTAAAATACGTTTCATACCGTTTCATACCGTTTCATATTCCTATGATAACAGTGTTTTTGTATCATGTCATATCATACGTTTTCTATTTTCACGGAACAAATACGGAACAAAAAGCGAGCTATCACTAGCCCGCTTTTTTTAGTCTTCATTTTCTTGCTTTTGTAATTTTTCTGCACATTCAGTCAGTTTGCTTGCTGTTTCAAAAGAAACGTTTTTCAATTCTCTATCCCCGATTATTAACCGTGCAACTACAGATTGTGCAACCCCGCTCTCTTTAGCAATTCTATATCCTGAATAATTCTCAAATAACCATTGTATTTTTTCTTCATCCGCTCTTAGCATATTACCCTCCTATTTTTTTATAATATTTAATAATAATCCATTTAATTCTCATTTCTGTCCCCTCCTGAATACCACACAATCAAAGCTACTACTAAAATAATAATAATATGTTTCATCTTGATTTCCTCTTTCTACTTATATATAATTGAGGGGAGGGAAGTTATCCTTCCCCTCTTGAAAAACGTCATTTCCTTCTTTTACGTATCGGGTTTTGTCGTTTTTCTTTTTTTGTGGCTTTGTACCACTCTCTAGCTTCTCTTGATATTGCAACCACTATTCCGACGATTGCTACTAGAGTTGTGATTTTATCATCCATTCCTTCACCTCCTTACAATTATATTATACCCTATTTGGCATATATTGTCAACACTTTTCTTAAAAATAATTTGAAAAAATGCAAAAAAATAAAGCCTACCAATTAGGTAGGCTATTATTCATTATTTATATATGTTATATATTTTATTTTTAAAACTATCTGCGCACTTCTTTTGCAGTAATTAATCCATCAGGCTCAACCGTAAATTCAGGCTTTTCTGCCATCGTTCCATCTTCATTGAGATAGTACCATCCATCTTTGCCTTTAACAAAAGCATTTGATTCCATAAAGCCGTTGTTAGTGTTTAAATGGTACCATTTGTCTGCGTATTTAACCCATCCTGTTACCATCGCACCGTCTGCTCTGAAGAAATACCATTCGTTGTTAATCTTCTTCCATCCAGTAGCCATAGCACCGCTACTATCAAGCCAATACCACGCATCCGCACGTTTAACCCATTTGTTTAGGATGCAATAACCGCTAGCATCGAATAGATACCACACGCCGTTAATGTATTGCCATTTATCTTTAGGATAGCTACCGTCTTTGCTTTGATACCACCATCCAGTAGCATTCTTTTGCCATCCTTCTTTAACTTCACCTAAACCGTATTCAATATCATGTTTGAATTGTTCACGACTAATACCCCACTTAGCAAGATAAGGGTAAGGGTCAACGTGGTCACTGTAATTGTTTGGTTGATTATACGTGCAATAATAGTGTGTTTTAATACCTTCTAAATCGTCTGAATCAAGCGTTTTAGGAATACCTGCTTCATCGGCTAGGTTACGCAATAATTCTACATACAATCGATAGTCCGTCATAAACTCTTCCATTGTGGAATGACTTTCGATTAATTCTACCTGTCCATAACCTTCGGCGTTCCAACCGCCGCCAACATCGTAAGCGCCTTGATTGACGGGACCTACTTGCATTACGCGTCCATTCCCTACAACGTGTGAGAAAAATCCAGATTCTACAGGTCTGCGCATGTGATAGTCTGCTTCGTTTTGTGCTGTTGAATTTCTGTTTCCTGTTGAATGCGCGTGAACTTGACGATAAGGCGCATAACCGATTTGAGGTAATCCCTCTCTGTATCTACTTGTATCAATTTCCATTTATATT